AAAAATTGATGTTTATTTAGAGCATCAAGGAAATGAGCCTGAAAGTTTTGTAATTTTTGAAAAAACTTCAAGTTCGAAAAATAATCATTTAAAATCAACAACCTTTGCTTTTCAAAGTTATGGAAATACATTATATAAAGCTTGTGAATTAAACGAAAAGTTAAAAGAAGCAGTTGAAAAAATGATAAATTTAGATGACATAGTATCTGTGAATTTGAATAGTGATTACAATTTTACAGATGAAGAAACTAAAAGATACAGATATCAAGCTGTATTTGAAATCAAACATTATTAAAAAAGGAGAAAAAAATGGCAGATACAAAAAACGTAAGTTATGGGAAACCTAAAATAGGTGGAGCAATAAGTGTTGCACCACTTGGAACAGTATTACCAACAGATGCAAAAACTGCACTTAATGAGGCTTTTAAAAATTTAGGTTATATTTCAGAAGATGGGTTAAATAATGAAAATAGTCCAGAATCTGAAAAAATTAAGGCTTGGGGTGGAGAGGTAGTTTTAGCAACTCAAACAGAAAAACCAGATACATTTACTTATAAATTGATTGAGGCACTAAACACAAATGTTTTAAAAGAAATATATGGAGACAAAAATGTAACTGGCACTTTAGAAACAGGAATTACTGTTGAAGCAACAAGTGATCCTGCAGAACCACATGTCATAGTTATAGAAATGATATTAAAAGGTGGAATAATTAAAAGAATTGTAATTCCAAATGGAGTAATTACTGAAATCGGAGAAATAAATTATACTGACGAAGATGCAATAGGTTATGAAGTAACAATTGAAGCACTTCCAACTAATGGAAATAAAACTCATACTGAATATATTGTAAAAGGAGAATAACAATGATAAAAGGGATTACTAAAACAGGCTTTAGATTTGAAATTTCAGATAGAGCATTAGATGATTATGAGCTATTAGAATTAATGGCGGATGTTGATTCAAATCCTCTTTTGGTTCCTAAAGTTTTTGAAAAACTTTTAGGGAAAAAACAAAAAGAAAACTTAATAGAATTTTTAAAGAAAAAAGATGGATATGCTTCTACTGAAAAGATGAGTAAAATTTTAGAAGAAATTTTAAAAAGCAATCAAAAAGTAAAAAACTAGTTTTCCTTGCTGGAGTTATAAAAAAACATGAGGATTTAATAATTTGTGATCTTGCTGAAATATATAACATAATAGACTACAAGAAATTGCCACTATCAACAGTGGCAATTTTAGTTTATGGGCTTCGTGATGATTCAAGATTAAAAATGAAAATTCTTAATTCAAAAATGGAAACTAAAGACTATTTATTAGCAGGAATTTTGGATAGATTAACACTTTTAGTGTATGCAAATACTAAAGATGCACAAAAGGGAAGGAATAAACCTAAAATGTTATTAGATACAATTGAAAAATCTAAAGACAATGTAAGTAGTTTTAATTCCGGTAAGGATTTTGAAAAAGCAAAAGCAAACATACTAAAAAATATAAAAGAAAAGGAGAGTGATAATAATGAGTGATATTGGTAAAGCATACGTCCAAATTGTTCCGTCTGCAAAAGGGCTTGAAGGAGCAATTAGTGGACAATTAGACGGAGAAGCTTCTAAAGCTGGACAAAGTGCAGGTTCAAGTATAGTTTCTACGTTGAAAAAAGTCTTTATTGCAGCAGGAATTGGAAAAGCTCTATTATCAACTCTTACAGAAGGCGGAAAACTTCAACAATCATTAGGTGGTATTGAAACGCTTTTCAAAGATAATGCAGATAGAGTAAAAGGCTATGCAAAAGAAGCTTATAGATCAACTGGATTATCTGCTAATGCTTATATGGAAAATGTAACAGGTTTTTCAGCTAGTCTTTTACAATCTCTAGGTGGAGATACAAAAAAGGCTGCAGAAACTGCAAATATGGCTATGATAGATATGGCAGACAACAGTAACAAGATGGGGACATCAATGGAAGCTATTCAAAATGCTTATCAAGGTTTCGCTAAACAAAATTATACAATGCTTGATAACTTGAAACTTGGTTATGGTGGAACTAAGAAAGAAATGGAAAGACTTCTTAAAGATGCTCAAAAGATAACTGGTGTTAAGTATGATATAAATAACCTAAATGACGTTTACGAAGCAATTCACGTTATACAAGGTGAATTAGACATCACAGGAACAACTGCAAAAGAAGCATCAACAACTCTTAGCGGTTCTTTTAATGCTATGAAAGCATCCTTCCAGGATGTTTTAGGTGCTTTAGCTTTAGGAGAAGGATTAAGACCAGCCTTAGAAGGTTTAGCAAGCACTGTTAGTACTTTTCTATTTGGAAACTTATTTCCAATGATAGGAAATATTTTATCACAATTACCAGGACTCTTAATAACTTTTATTCAAATTGCTTTACCACAATTTATACAAATGGGTACTGATATGGTTAATTCATTAATTAGTGGGTTTGACTTTGGTATGGAAGGATTTTGGGCTAATTTTAGTGAAATGATAAATGTGTTTTTAACAGAGTATTTACCACAGTTTTTAGAAACTGGTGTTCAATTGATAACTGAATTAGTAAATGGTCTTTTAACTGCAATTCCAGATGTAATAACTGGTATGGGAGAGATTATAAATAGCATAATGATTGTGGCAATGGATGCTATACCTCAATTATTACAAGCAGGATATGATTTAATTAAGAATATGGCTCAAGGTATATTTAATAATATGCCAGCAATAACAAAGAGTATGGTTGATGTTTTAGATAAATTATTAAAAACAATACTAGAAAAATATCCAGAGTATTTACAAAAAGGTTGGGAAATAATTGCAAAAATGGCTCTTGGTATTTGGAATAATTTACCGCAAATTATATCAACTTTGACTAATCTATTATTAGCTCTAATTAGAAAAATAGGGGAATATTTACCACAATTTTTACAAAAAGGTATTGAATTAATTGGTAAATTGCTTGTAGGTATAGTTCAAAAAGCACCAGAAGTGATTGCAAAAATACCTTCAATAATTTTACAAATTCTATCTTCAATAGGAAAATTTGTTTCGCAATTTGTTTCAATGGGGGGTCAACTTCTAATGGGACTTGCAAAAGGTATTGCAGGAGCAGTTGGGAATGTTATAAAATCTGCAATAGATGCTTGTAAGAATGTTGTAAACAAAGTTAAAGCATTCTTTGGTATTCACTCTCCATCAAGACTTTTTGCGGAAATTGGGGAATTCTTAGACTTAGGACTTGCTGAAGGTATAGAAGATAATATCAAACCTGTTCAAAATGCAATGGAAGAAGTAGCAAAAGAAACTCAAAGAAGTTTCACAAGTGAATTAAATCATAATATAGTAAATACAAAACCACAATCAATGTTTGAAAAAGTAAATGGAGAAAATGCTTTAATAACAAATTCAGATATAGATAGTAAGACACCTGTTGAATTAATATTGCATTTAGGGAACAATGTTTTTAAAACATTTGTTGAAGATATAACAAAAGTTCAGGACGAAAAAATCGAACTTAATTTAGCATATTAGGAGGTAGTATGGAATATAAATTAATATTTAATAATATAAACTTAGATGATACAATAGCAGACTATACTACAATTGATGTTAAAGGAAGAGGACTTTTTGTAAGGAATATCAATTCAATATCAATCTCCGGAAGAGACGGAGAATATATAACAGAAAGCAAATATCCTGGAAGAAAAGTAATGGTTGATTTTCTTATAAACTCTAAAAATCATTTAGAATTTTTTAAAACAATGCAAATGTTAAATAATAGCATAAATTCTGATAAAGATGTTATTTTTAAAGTAACAGATGAAGAGGGATATAGACTAGGTAGAGTTACAGAAGTTACAGATCCTGCACTTAATAAAGGTGTAGGGTCTTTTACTATATTCTGTCAGAATCCTTTTGTTTTTGGCGATAAATTAATAGTAGACAAGACTATAAAATCAAAATATAGTCTTGATGTTAAAATAGAAAATATAACTGCAAAAATAGCAAATGGAACTAATAAAGTTATTTTAAAAAACGAAACTAAAGGAACTAAAATAATTCTAAATGGAATTTTTGCTCAAAATGATATTTTAGAAATTTCAAAAGAAAAAATACTTTTAAATAAAAAAGATATAAAAAGTTATTTAGACTTTGTGGAAAGTGATTATCACGATTTCAAATTATATAATAATAATGTTGTAACAATAACAAATGCAACTAATTTACAGATAGAATATAGGGAAAGGTGGTTTTAATGAAATCAGGAGTATTTTTATTTAATAATAAGCAAGAATTAATCTCCACTATTTCCCCTGATTCTCTAATAGAGAATACACAAGAAATAGAATTAAATGGACTTATAACAGCCACAGTTACTACAAAATATAGTAAGGATATAGAAATATCTGAATATTTTGGAGTTAAAGAACTAAATAATTTTTGGCTTTATAAAATCAGAAAAAATATTAAAGAAAATGGAATGATAACTCTACAAGGTATTCATGTATTCTTTGATGATCTAAAAGGTCAAGTCTTAAGAGATATAAGACCTACAAAGGTTACTGCTGCAGAGGCATTTAATAAAATTTTAGAAAATAGCACTTGGAATGTTGGAGTTAGTAAAGCTACAACAACTTCAAGTGCTAATTTTTATTATAAATCTGTACTATCTTCTTTTTCAGAAGCATTAAAAAAATGGGATTGTGAATTTATACCGCATATAGAATTTAAAGATGGAAAAATCATTTCAAAGACTATAAATCTATATGACAAAATATCAAATGACAACGGAAAATGGTTTGAATATGGAGATGAACTTTTAACAGTTGTTGCTGAAACTGATAAAGATATTTACACAGCTTATATTGGACTTGGCAAAGGAGAACAAACTGAAAAAGGCGGTTATGGAAGAAAAATAAAGTTTGATGGTGTCATTTGGGAAAAAGCAAAAGGAAAACCGGTTGATAAACCTGTTGGGCAGGATTTTGTCGAAATAAAAGAAGCTAGCAAACTTTGGGGATATCCTGATGGAACACCAAAAGTAGGGATAGTAGAATTTTCTGATGTAGAAGATAGAGAAGAACTTTTAAATAAAACTTATTTATATGCAAAAGAAAACTGCAGACCTAAATTACAGCTAAAATCAACAGTTATATCTCAAGGACTTGTTGAAATTGGAGAAACCTGTACAATTATTAGAAATGATCTAAACATTAGATATAAAACTAGAATATTTAAAATCAAAAAGAATTTTTTAAACTCGGATTTGATAAGTTTTGAGTTTGGAGATAAGGTTGTTTTATCTGCATCCGATAGAATAAAAATCGATAACGAAAAAGAAGAAAAAAAACAACAGGAATTAGAAAGCAGAATGGAAAGCTTTCTAAAAAATATTACAAATTTCTATTTCAATGAAGATGGATATAACTATGAACTAAAAGCTAATAATGAATATAAATTACCTGCAGGTTACTATTCATTTGACAAACCCATAGAAAACAGTCCTACAAAGGTTGTATATATGGGAGCTGGAAAAATCCTAATTGCAGACAGTAAAAATACTAATGGCGAGTGGAAATGGCGAACAGCTATAACTCCACAAGGAATAGCTGGTGAAGAAATAGTTGCAAACTCTATTACGGCAAATAAACTCTCTGCTGATGTTGGGCAGAGTTTAGACTTAAGTTCAAATGAGAGTATAAATAATATTGTAAAAAAATCAGTAACAAGCGAAGTATCAAAAGTAAAGGTTGGGGCAAGAAACTTGCTACCAAACAGCTACTTTTTTGACAAATCAAAATGGCATACTTTCGGGGCAAAAAGTATAGAGTACAATAAACTAAATGATATTGAAGAGTGGGGCGACTGCGAAAGTATAAAATTTGTTGAAAGAAATACAGATACAAATAGTAACATACTAGGTTTTTATCTTTTTGAAAATTTAAAATTACAAAATAAAGACTATGTTTTTAGTTTTGATTGTATAAACTTTTCGGACTTTGATTTAAAATTTTTCTTAAATGACTATACTGCAGAAGTAAAAGAAACAGTAAAAAGTAAAGAGCAAAAAAGAGTTGCTTTAAAATCTAAAGATGTAAAAAAACTTTTTATTGAAGTTTTAGAAAATAGTCAAGAGCCAATTTTTTCTATAAAAAAATTAAAGATTGAAGAGGGAACAATTGCAACAACATGGGTTCCTGCTTTAGAAGATACTGAAAAAGAAAATGAAAAATTAAAACAAGAAATTTTAAATTTAACTACTACTAACTCAGAACTTGCGAA